GACAAAAGACGTATCAATAGAGGCAATAGTCATCAATGCACCATCCGAACCCGAGGTTGAATCAAAAAATTGGACAGTGACGCCGGGATCAAGAAAGGTTTCCGAGCATGTGCGAACGACCAGTCCGCCTTGCGCATAAACGGCACGGGCAAGAGCAGAGCACATAGCAGACACCGTCTCGACCTCATAACCATTTGTAAACGTAATCAGCATGGATCCAACCCCTGCCTACAGCGGTACTCGATGCGCGAATAATCAACAGCATCCAACATGGGGAAGCGCGTATTTTTGTAGGTATACGTACCGCAGGCAGAAAGCGACACCACTACAACAAGCACAGCGTAAAAGTTTTTCATAGCAGACGATCAGGCGGCACAGACGGCCCAGGTTGAATACGCCCCATCGTGGAATCGCGGAGGAAGTTCTCGAAGGGGAGACAAGGAAAGTCCGCCGTGCATGAATGACACTGCGAACGCCGGCGGGAGTAATTCCCCGGTCGAACGCACCACAAAACCACAACGTTTCCGTGTAACGTCACCCACCCCGTATGAACTCTTGACCCATTCCGGGAGGTTGTACCAAGATCGAACGCTTCGACCTTCTGCATTGAGTCCGCCGATTCCATAAAGACGCAATCCTTTCGGGAAGCGAGTGAGTTCACCCAACTTCGATAGATATTTCATGAGGTAGCCAACGCCCGCCTTGGCTTTTTCGGTGTTGGTCATACCGTGAGGCCAAAAAGCAGCACGCCGGGACGTAGGCTGTCTATCCCACTGCGGCATCCGAACACCTTGAGGAAGCCACGCCAGCAAATGGTAGTGAACGACTGCCTTACCGGTGGACTCAAGGCGGCGAGGTTGAATTTCTGCAACCCAGGTATAGCGACAGGGCACGCCAACACGGCGGCACCAATTCCGAAACCCCTCAACGGCCTTGCTCATGTGCTGCGGAGCCCATACATCCGCAAGCGCATACGTGAGCGTCACGAACCAACATTGCGGGGCGCGCTTACCGTGATCGGCTATGCCGTGAAGGTGGCCGGATGCCCAAACTGCCCGCTTCAACCGCTTGACTCGACGCTCTGCCAGGGCAGACGGAGCACAGTTAACAAACAGGTCATGACGACTTGTTTTAAATGAGACAAGCCCCGCCGCTTCGCAGCCCGCCACCCCGGGCTGCGCCCGTGGGGGGCGGGCTGCTATCGCGGCGTTTTCCGCCGAATGAGCAGCAAGAACGGAGAGACGAATATCGAAATCGATACCCTGCTGCGTGAGGTGGGCGTGAGGAAGCAGTGCGCGATTCACAGTGCGCCCCGGCATTCGTAAGGCGAGACCCAGGCGGTTGACCCGATCTCAAGCCGCCAGTTTCTGCAATAGGCGTCAAACTCGACCACGCAGGAAAACAGCTTGCGGAAGGGTCCGCCAGGCATGGCACAGGTGAACACGTAGACGGGTGGACGGCGCGTCATGCGTAGCCCCTGAGGTAACGAACCACCAGGTACAACGGCACCACGCCCACCAGGATGAACCACGGTATGAAGATGGCATTGACCAGGACGTTAGCCGCCTGATACACGTCGGCAGCGGTAGCCCCGACGCAGCCGTGATAGGAGGTCATGCGACACCTCCGAGGGCTTCAACTTCGCCCATCACTGCACCCAGCCGCTGACCGGTTGGCCGTTGGCGAGATGCTGGCAATCGACGATGAACCCGTCTTTGTCGGCACGAATTTCGAGCGTGACGCCATCACAATGCGGAGATTCCAGCATCGCAAGGCGAGACGCGGCGGCAAGGTGGCCCAGCAGCTCCAGTCGCAGGAAGGTCGGGTCTTCATGTACGGCGTGCAAGGTGCACCCCTCAAGCCGCTTGACGTGCTTTGAGCGCCTGCAACCGTGGCGCAATCACCAGAGCGCCGTCCTTCACGTACAGGCTGGAGGGGTGCAACTGGTACTCGCCAGCGGGGTAGGTGACGGGGTGGCCGTCCTCGCCCTTGTCGAGAATGATTTCGAGTTTTTCGGGGAAGGGCTGCGGTGCGCCGTCGCGATCGGTGGTGTGTGCCCACACGGTCTGGAAGCACATGTGATACGGCTTGCCGGAGGCTTTGCCGAAGCCCTTCATTTCACGAACGGCTGAAGATGTAACAGTAACTTTGATCATTTTGTGCGCCTTAGTTTAGGTTTCATGGACATAGTACGGTGCGGATGCTACACCGAAAACACACCTTAATCCTGCGACATGCCTTAGTGATAACCCTACTTGACACGGCGCGCTAACGCTTTCTGGCCGCATGGTATGTCCAACACGGAAACAGATTTTCCATAGTGAACAAACCGACGGGTGTTCCCGTCATCGTCGACAAAAATGCCGCGCGGATGCGGCAGGCGCGATGCTTCCTGACCGGCTGACATGGCAAGCCATCGCCGGAGCAGTCGGATTCTCTCGTCCTTGTCGGGCAAGCTTGCAATCAACTGGATAGCTCGTGGACGAGGCACAGGAGGCAGCGGCGGCGCTTTCTGGCCCATGTTGCGCCATCGCTTGAGGACCGCAATCGGATTTGGGAATTTTCCGGTCAGTTGAGCCCACGGTGTTAGCTCCGGTTTCCAGCCTATGGGCGGGATAGCTGAATATGTCCCATGCTCATAATTCGGGCTGAAAACTTGGCGGGTATCGTAGGCTGCATGCAGGTCATCGCCCTTGAAGAACCATCGATCAGCTATGACGGCGTTCTGACCGTAGCCGACACGCGCAGTGGCGAGGTGGAAGCGTGGCAGGTAGCCCCACTTTTTATGGAAGAGGTTGAGGATTGCGCCCAAAACCGGAATCTTGATCTTGTCGCCACGGAACAGCCGGACTTGGTACTCAATCAAACTTTCGCGGACCTGCTTATCGACCATGCCCGCGTCTTGAACGATGAGGTAGACGTCCCACCCGTGCTTTCTCGCGTGGATCAGCCAGTCGAGCATTGGCGCGCGGTCCTTGTCTTGGAAGCTGCGAGCGTTTAGCCAAGTGCCCAACTCATCAAGGATCATGATCCCGTTGCGGTCCTCATTGTACGTATCGGGGTTTCCGTGGCCTGCTGCCTCAAGGTCATAAGCGCGTGGCTTGTCAGGAAGTCTCACGTAATTTGGTGCGGTCTTGTAGGGCACCAGCTTATCAAGCCGTAGGTCGACATTGGAGGCGACACGGCGACCCTCATAAATTGCCTGCTGGGCCATCCAGACCGAGAACTTGGTTTTACCCGTCCCAAGTTTTCCTTCAACGCTATAAACGGGCATGGGTCAGACCTTTCTGTTTTTCAGAGCACGCGGCCTAGGGGTCTGAGTCCACAGACCTCGCACGTGAACAATAGGTTGGAAGGGCTGAGCCGGTGCGGCGGCCTGCCGTGGCATGGTGGCTTCGTCGATGTGGGTGGCACTGCCCCGCGACACGACCAGGTCAGGCAGAGGCTTTTTCCCGCGACCGGAGGATATTGGATGGTCGATCGGCGCGATAGACGCAGCGTAGCGCCGGAGTGCCGGGTGGAACTCCGGCGGGAGGAACAGACCACGGACCTCGACCAGGTCATATGCCTTGAGCCGGGCGCGCCGGTCAGCTTGACGTTGGGCGGGGGTTTTCATGCGCGGCGCTCCTCGCGAAACGGGGCAACGACACAAACGCCGAAGAATCCATGCACTACGTTGATGCCATTGCAGGGAACGCAGGCAAGACGCCAAGCGCCGCGAGGATTGATGAACCAACGGCCAAAGCCGTAACCGCGAGGCATGGTTTTCATCGTGAGAGACCAGAGACGGAAGAAAAAACAATCGGCTGAGAGAGAATATCGATAGCCTGATGCGCACCGAGAGGGAATGAGCAGGGCGCATCCAGTTGCTGGAAATCATCGCTGTAAAACTCTGGGGCCGAATCGTGGGCAAGTACCCCGCCAGTAACAAGCCCATAAAAATTGCGGCGGACTTCGACGAGAGGAAAAAGGTCGATTTGCGTCATGTGAGGCTCCTTGAGTTGATGCCCCTATTGTATCACCGTGACGCGTCACGTAAATACCGTCTGTCGGTTCGTTGATACCGTTTGTCGGGTTATGGGGTGAAGCTCTACACCGGGCCAGCTTTGATGGCGATTTTCATCAAAGAACTGGTGTACTTCACGCCAACGACGCACATGCGATAGACCATCAGCGCGCCAACGACGGTACCCGCAATCGGCGGGAATAGCAGACCCAACAGCGCGCCGTATCCAGTCGACACGATCGCCGCAAACCAAGGCACGATCATCACCGTGAACACTGCTATGCAACTGAGGTAGATGCCAGCCAAGGCGGTAATAGCCGTGATTCTGTAAGCTGCCCGAAGACCCAAGAACCGGGCCACGAAGTCGAACAGCTTCTCGAACGATCCTTTAACCAACCTACCAATGAGCACCATATCGACTCCTACGTTACGCTCAGAGAAGAGCGCATAAACAGGCTGATGGCACCAAACAAGCCACCAAGCATCCAAACCACACCCATGATTTGATGGAACATTGGCTGAAACTGGCAAACATCAAGACTTGGCAGATATGGCTCAAAGGCGGGCAGACTGATGACGTCGCATCCGGTCGGTAACGCAAAATCCCAAGCAATTGTCGGCATCTTGGGCAACACGTCTGCAATATTGCCCTGGAAATTATCCCAATCCTGAAGCGCATTATCAGCCTGATCGATCCTGATCGTATCCGGATCGGGAACTCCTGATTCATCCACCTTGACATCACACGGAGGTTTACCAGCAACCCCACACGGCATGTCGAAAGGCAACGGCTCAGGCGTACCAGGGGACACCGGCGATTCAACCTCAACGCGAGGCGGAGACAACGGAACACCAGTAGCGGGATCGAGAGCCGTTACCTCACGCCGCTTTGTCGTGACAACGCTAGCCGGTTCTGATGGAGTGGCCGGAGCGTACGTAAACTCGTACTTTTCCTCGATCTTTGTACGAGTACCATCAACAGGATCAGTCAATTCTGAACTTGTGCCAGGTACATACGCAGGGCCAGTGAGCGATTGCGGCACCACATCCAATGACTCACCTGAAAGAATTGCGTCACGGGTGGCCCGAGCAAGAGCCGATGCTGGCGACCAGTCAGACTTCGCAGTAATAGCATCCTCGAATTGCTGCTGCGTCTGAGGAACGTATGCTGAAGGAACTGGAGGAACGGAACGGGGCAAAAGCTCAGTAAAAAGACCTTTAACGCCGTTCTTATAAGCATTGCAATTGTAACCGCCGTTATTAGTATCCGCGTAAGTATAACCTTGGAGACCAAGTAGCGCAGAAAGGTATGGAACAGCCGCTTGACATGCCGCATTAGCTGTTAAGAAATTGCCAAGAGAAGGAGCCGATTTAGAATACCAGCGAGTACAGTTCGACGAGCCAGTACACGCATTAGGATCAAATTTAGAAATCAGTAGGGAGCCACCGGAGTTATCCAGCCCAAAACCCAATTCTTCAGCAAGGTCGTATAGCGCAACTCCCGTACTAAGCAAAGGCAATTGCTTACGCGCAAAACGACCAAGAGCAGCCGAAACATTAGGCTTTGCAATAGAGCCTGAAACGCCAACAGGTATAGAGGCACCACCCGCAGTAGGCATCATGGAAGTGGTATTGGCAAACACGGCACCATTTGACGCCGCACCAAAAGAAAACTTGGCAGCATTGGAGGCGTCAGCAGTACGCGGCCCGAATTTGGAAATATTGCCCACAGGCGATATCGGAAACTGGACACGCGGTATCGGGTCAGTTGCAGGGACCGGAAGTGCTTGCGAAAACACGCCGCCCGACCCCAACAGGAGAAGGGCGGCAAAGGCCCAGCGATAAAAAGCAATCATTGGGCCGACCTCGATCAAGAAGCGCGAGGGATTTTCTTGATGTACTTCAGCGCGATCATGAACACCACCGCGACAGCAGCCAGACCAACCAGGGCAGCAGCATAACTGCCGACCTTGGTAGTCGCAGTCGTGATCGCCGTATCGAACGGATCGATGGGATCTTGAGCAAACGCACCAGCAGACGCCAGGATCGAACCAGCAATAACGCCAGCTTTGAGGTAGCTGCGCGAGACAGCTTCTTGCACTTGGTTCATTTTGAACACTCCAACCGGTGAACCGACCGGCAACGGTGCGGCAATATGCCGACTCAGACAGCAGAGGCAATCGCCCGGGTATACGCGACAACTTTGCCCATGCCAAAACCAACAGCCCAAGAACCCATCAGGCCAACAAAAATCTTGACAACAAAAGCAGCTTCAATCACAGCTTGTCCCCTGATCGATAGCCGAACATAAACGCGAAAGCAACACAAGAAACGAGAAGCGCCTGCAAAAGAAAGGGTATCGAATACCAATCGAACGCACCGACAAAAGACGTATCAATAGAGGCAATAGTCATCAATGCACCATCCGAACCCGAGGTTGAATCAAAAAATTGGACAGTGACGCCGGGATCAAGAAAGGTTTCCGAGCATGTGCGAACGACC